TTATACCCATCCAGCTTCAGGCGTTTTTAAATTCCAATTGAGCCAAGTTCGGTTATTTCTATTATCTGGATATGGGTTTCCATCAATAGCAAATAATGAACCTTTAGGATTTTTATTTAATCCCATAATCCTAACCCTCATTGTTGAATCAACATCATCAATTAAATGGGTTAAAAGTCTTGCCTGAATTGTGCTTTTTATTGCTTGGGCTGCCAAAATATCTTTTGTTGATAAAGGTTGATAATCGCCATAAATCCGTGTGTATTCATTCCACGTTTTAGTAATAGCCCCAGTGGTCGGATTCTGTGTGCTTGTCGATTTCTCTACAATAACAAGTTTATCCATTGCTCCAATATTCATTTAATACACCTCTTTAGTGATGTAGGGATTTAATAACAAGTCAAAAGCTCGGTTATTATTTAATACCTGTTCTGCTTGCATAGATCGGTTTAAATAAAGGTCTGCACCAAGTAGCAAAATTGCCGACTTAATAGGTGCTGGTGCATCTGCTACCTTATCCCAGTCTGAACCAAGAAAGTTTTTTATATGCTGTTCTGCACTGTCCAAATAAATTTGAATCGTTGCATCATCAAAATCATGTAGGATTCTAAGATGTTGTTTCATTTCCAATAATTGAACTAAAGCCATTAAAATATTACCTCGTCATTTACGTCTAATTCGATATTCGCCATTGCTCGTCCTAACGCCATAATACTGGCGACAATGCCGTCTATTTTTTCACTTGATTTCTTTTTACTTGGTTTTGTGTTGCCTGCTGCGTCAATTTCAACAACGGTATTGGCACACATCCAATTTAAAACTGGGTTATTCGGATGTTTAAAATCCCCATTAATTAACATTGTTTCTAACTGTTTTGATGGTGCTGACATACTGCCGTAACCCTGACCAAATCCGACAACCTCAAATCCATCGGCTTCTAGGTCTGTCATTAATTGGCTGGCATTCCATCTATCTATAGCAATTTCTTTAATCTGGTACTTTTCACCTAGTTCATGGATTTTTAATCGAATTGCTTGCTGATCAACTGCTTTAGAATCTGTTGCAATTAAATATCCATTTTCTACCCACTGTGGATATGGGACTTTATCCTTTCTCGATCTCTCCCAGATTTGAACCTGTGGAACAAAGAAATAAGGAACTACATAAAATTTACCATCAATCGGAAAACCTAAAACAAGGGCGGTAATGTCCTGAACGGATGAAAGGTCTAAACCGATGTAACAAGGTAAACCTGAAAAGTCTGGATAATTTTCATTTTTACAGTCATCCCAAACCGAAGAACTCAACCAACGAGAATCTGATTCTGTCCATTGGTTCAGATACAAACGTCTAAAAGTGTTTTCATACGCTGGGACTTGTTGGGCTTTTAAACATTCTTGTTCATAAAAACTCTGGTCTACAGTGTGTCCCATACTCGGACAAGCTGCTTTCCATACTTCTGGGTCTGTCCAATCTGCATCGTCTGGGGCTGAATAAATACAAGGTAGAAAAGTAGGGTCATCTATAATTCCATCCTGAACCTTTAAGGCATAGTCCCAAATCTCATAACAAATAGAGTTTTTATCAAAGCCTGCTGTACTGGTATATAAAATAAGACTGTTATTTCGTGCCAATGTACCAGTGGTAAAAACGTCTACAAGCTCCCGATCATCAATACAGTGTAATTCATCAATGCCACAATAATGGACATTCAAACCATGCTTTGTACTGGCTGAACTGGATAGAACTCGATAAACACTCCCTGTATTCGGAACAACGATTGATCGCTTATAAATCTCCGATCTGGTACTTAACTCAATTTCATTTTCAGTCATTGCCTTTGCTGCATTAAAACAAAGTGCTGCCTGATCTGTGTCGGCTGCTACATTAAAACATTGTGCTGCTGGTTCATTTTCACAGTGTAAACAATACAAGGCGATAGCTGCTGCAAGTTCGGTTTTTCCTTGCTTTCGGCTAATAAACAAAGCAGATTGTCTATAACGTCTTTTACCGTTGTCCGATCTTCTCCAGCCGAATAATTCTCTTAAATATTTTACTTGCCATTCAAGGAGTTCAAATGGTTTACCTCTCCATTGCCCTGTACTGTGTGTAAGGCATTCAGAAAAGAAGTCGATAACTTTATCGGCTTCATCTTCATCAAAATAATAGTTAGCTAAAGAATCGGGATTTGTCATTTTTCTTTCCTTTTTCTGGTGCAACTATTCCGCCTTTACTCGATGGGGTGAATCCAAACTCTTTTGCCATTAATCGCAATGCGTTAAATACTCGCATGTCAGGCAACTCCCCTAATCTACGGCTTTCAATATAAGAACCTAATAAATCGCAATAGGTCGCTAATGGTTCTACAGTGGCAATATTCAATAATTTATTCATTGCCATTTGTGGTGCTAATTTATTCCATTGAATTAATCCCTCCCCAGTAAGCCAATCTGGGGCGATAGTTTCTGCTGGTAGAAATTCAGGTTCAGCATCATTCAAAGGACGTTTACCAGGATTCCCTGCAAGCTCTTTAAGTGCTGTCGGTTTTCTTGGATTTGCCATATTTCAAAATCCCTCAACTGCGTTCATAAAAATGAGATTGGGTGGGCGGTGCTTCATCGAAAAGTTTTTCGTGATTTTTTGACTTATTCCAATGATGGTTAGGGTCTAGCGGTCGCCCATGCACATCACATCCCCAATTGACTGACTTACCCATATCCTGTGCTGTTTTAATAGAGTGACATTCATGGCATAGCAACATGAGATTAGTTAGATCATTATCATCACCATCATTGTTCACATGGTCTGCGTCTGTCCCTGCTACTGTTAGCCCACGTTTAAGGCATATCTGGCATAGTCCCTGATCTCTGGCTATAACTGCCTGTCTAATCTTCTGCCATAGTCGGCTATTAAGTGGGATTACTCGTTCTTTAGGCTTGTAAAGGCTGTGTTTCTTCATTATTTGTTTGCTCTGTATTTATTCCAATAGGTAGGTTTTCTAGCTCTCGCACTTCATCAATTGTCATCCATTTATTCTGTAGTGCTGACTGGTAGAACGCTGCACGATTGGCATTGTCACCACGTAACAATCCATCTAAGTTATGCTCACAATAGAACTGTGATGTAAGGCATGTGTTATTAATTGCCTGTTCCCACATGAGTAAATGACGCTTCAATGTTAGGGTTACAAACTGTCTGGCAAGTTCCACACTGTTTGAATAGTTAGCATTGTCCAGTACACCTACGATGGTGGGCTGAATACGAAATAGTCTGCATACTTCCAATACGCTGAACTGTCTACTCTCAAGCCATTGGCTATCAATCAAACTCATACTGACTGGTTTAAAACTTGCCCCACTTGGTAGAACTGGTGTAGTGCCATGATTCTTCACACCTGAATAGTTCTTTTTCCAGCTATCAGAAATGTTTTGTGCCTGATCTTTTGTGGTGGTCGGTAGTGTTTCGATTACCCCATTCATTGACGTACCATTATTAAAGGTATTTGTTCCGTGCTGTTGCTCAGATAATGAAAGGGCTATTGTGTCTTGTGCTACCTGTATCGGACTTCTACCTAAATATGGTGTACTGTCGCTTGGGTGGTAGCGTAAATGTAGGACTTCATCTTGTAGTAGTCGCTTAGTGCTACCATCATGTAAAACAATGTCATATACCAAATTCCCATTATGATTAAGTAGGACAGTCACACTGTCAGGATGTAAAGGAATTAATGCTTTAATGCCTCTGTTATCTCTCACTACTTCAGCATAGCCATTGCCACGTAAAAGAACATGACGCTGCAACATTTCCCGAAATTCTAGTGCTGTCTGCCAGTGGTTCGGTTTGTCATGAATTAGTTTATATAAAGGATGTTGCTTAGCTTTTTCTCTGCCTGTATCAGTCCGTTTATAGACTTCAAAAGGTAGGCTGGCGATTGTTTCAGATATTGCAGATATACAAGCATAAACAGTGCTAATGCTCTCGGCTGTTTTGGCATTTACCAAAGGTGTATTTAGAACATTGGCGAAATAGGTGTCATACGCTGGAGTATTATTTCTTTGCTCAAATTTCTTTCTTTGTCGTCTATTCATCGTAAACACTCCAGATATTTTTTAGCATGGCTTAGTTTTGTGATTTTACGCTTAGATCGTAAATCTACGCTGGTCGCTTCATAGGCTGGGTCACTGGTTAAAGTGATTTCAAATAGATCAACATCCAAGAGTTCACGACCGGTATCAGTCCAATTTTCTGATCGAACAATAAAACCAAAACTACAACCTGATAAATCACCACGCTTGACCAATTCAGCTACATCATTGCCCAGTGTGGTATTAGGCAAATCAAGTTCAAATCTCAAACCTTTATCATCTTCTGAAAGTCGTAAAGTGTTTGAACCCAAACGCCCTAACAATTGGCTGGTGTCATGTTCGTAAATAGCTTTAATTTTTGGGGCATCCAAAGAGGAAAGGGAACGTGTAAACGCCCCCTTTCTAATTACTTCTTGGATATTCCCTATCATGGTCGGGCTGTCAAATACGGCTGCATACCCTGATAAGGTGCGCCCCTTAGATTCAATACTAAAAGAACGCTTTTCCATTTATTCACCCTTTGAAGCAATCAAGAATGCTTTAGGGTGTCGGACTGCTACATCACAAGTTGCCATTGCTCGAACTTGGATACCACCACGGCTATAGGCTGGTTCTGCATAAGGATTGACTAGGATGTCGATCTCTGACCATACACCTAGTAATACTTGACTAAAGTCCCCAAGAATCAATTTGTCTGCTGGCATATTTGCTGACACGTTGAAAGGTAATTCACCAACTTGACCACCTGAATATAAGAACTGTCCAGTACCAATGGATTTCTCAATCCCTGCCAATCTGGTTTTAGTGGTGCTTGTACCTAACCATTTTAGATTTGAGATATTTTCATCTTCAATTTTTTGAATTAAGGCTAAAACTTCTTGCCATGTCGCTGGGATTGTTCCAGTCAAAACGCCCACTGTATTTAAAATCCCTAATGGGTCTTTAACGCCTGTCCCTGCCAAAATTGCTTTATCAATATTCTGTCCAACTAAATAACTCAAATCCTCACGAACAAGGCTTTCAATGTCTGGGCTTGATTGTTGAATTAACTGGCGTGACATTTCAGTCTTACCGCCTGTATGTTTTGGCTTTAAGGTAATCGCATCAAAAGACATTTCATCTTCTGGAACTGCTTCACCCTCAGAAATCCAGCCAAGTGATAAACCTGTACCATATTTAGGAATAACCACATCACCAGATAATCCAGTTAGTGTGCGAACCCCCATAGATCGGACAATATTTGAAGCTCGTAATGCCCCAATAAAATCTTGTGGTCGGTAATCAGTGCCGATAATTTGTTTTGCTGTCGTGGTGGTATTTGCTCGTGTTTCCAGTGCATCAAATGGAATAAATGCGCCTTGCGCTTTACGTCCGCTACGCTTTTCGGCTTCTTGGTTATATTCAAGCTCTGCACCTGATAAGCCTTGTCCATTCATTTGTGATCGGATGATGTTTGATACTGATACTGAACGCTTTAATTGTTCAAAGTCTTTATTGTGACCATCACCGATATGGTCGGCTGGCACAGCACGTTCCAGGCTTCGCAGGTATTCAACGCGGTCAATTTGCGCTTGGATGCTTCGTTCTTCATTTTTCAATGTGTCGAACTGGGTAGATTCTTCTGCTGTCAAATCTCGGTTTTCTGCCGCTGCCTTATCAGCAATGGTTTTCATTTGATTTACAGTGTTAGAACGTTTTTCAATTAATTCAGTTAAGGTCATTTCTCTGTATCCTGATCAAGATACAGCCTAAATATCATAATATGAATACAAAAATCATAGTCTTAAATTCATATAAATCTATATAAAATTTGCTAAATAACATAGATTTGTTTAACATCTATCTCATGCTTGTTTTACGAAACAAGAGCATAAAAACTAATCCATACATCAACAAGGGTTGCTCTGTTCCGATTGGTCTTTTTAGCCCTGCTATTCTTGCGAATTAAGCGGGGTTTTTTAATGTCTATATACCTTGAGCAAGTTGAGCAACATGAGCAAGTTGACTGTAAAGCTTTGATTTAAATAAAAATTCAAGTTGCTCATCATGTTGCTCATCATATTTTAGCTTGAGCAACTTGAATATATATATATTTCATATAGTTAGCGTCATGTTGCTCAACTTGCTCATGTTGCTCATTGGTATAGTAGAGTTAAAAGTGAGTTGGTTCATCCAATCTATGAATTTTAGGAAGTGACCAAAACCAGACTTTTTCGCCCTGTGGTTTAAATGGCTTTATGTTTAATTTTTCTTGCGCTCTCCTTATGGAAGCAGGACTAAATCCAGCATCTTTCGCCTGTGCCTGAACCTCTTTAGTAGGCATTTTTTCAACCGAACTTAATAGATCAATTAAAAATTCTTTTGCCATATCAACCATAGAGCCGTTATCATTTTCTGCCAATTCAGCCTCATTCAATAATTCCTTTGCTGTACCCTCAATTGTTCCAAGCCATACTGTTTTAGTTGTTTCAATATGGTCTAAAACAGTTTCAGATTCGATTTGATAACGTATACCTCCCTCTAAAATTGAATTATTACTTTTGGCACGAACTAAAATACAATCTCCCTCATCTTCCCGTTTAGCAGCACTCCAAGCCATACGAGCAAGGGCGGTAAAAGCTTGTGAGCCAATAATCCGATCTGCTGGACTACTCCCTGCTGAACCTTTAGAAAAATGGGTAATCCCTAACACTGAAAATTTATATTCATTGGCTAAATCTACTAAAGGCTGTAAAGATCGTCTTACATCATTTGCTTTGTTCATATCCCCACTGACTGCGGAAATAATCGGGTCAATCATTAAGAGTTTTACATCAGGATTTAATTTGATGTATTCCTCAATTTTAGGGAAATCTTGAGCTGGGTCAAAAGGTTCTAATTCTCCTTTCTCATTGGTTCGACCAGAAATGATAGATACTTTATTAATATCTGCACCATTGGCAATCAATCTAGGTTTTAAAGTATCTGCTGGGTCGTCCTCTGTTGAATAAATTAAAACTTTACCAACATTGCTACACTGTGAACCATCAGGAAATACACCTCCAGTTGTAATGGTTGCAATCAAAGCAAGTGATAAATTTGTTTTTCCACATCCACCAGCACCAGCCAAAATAGTCATCTTTCCAAGTGGTAGCCATCCATCCCAAAGCCATGTAATCGGCTGGGCTTGAATGTCACTCATATTCACAATTTGAATTGCTGTATTGTGCTTTACTTCACTTGGTTGAATTTCTATAGCTTTACCCGACAATATAGATTTAATTTGTTGATCAGATAGATTAGAAACATCAGAATCAAAATGAACTTTTAAATCACTGTTGTAATCAAGTGATTTATTGGTCGCAATAATTCTTGGTTTCTGATCATCAAAATAGTTATCCACCAATTCAAAAGCTGCATTAATACGGCTATGAAATACAGCAACATAATTTAGTTGCGATAATCTAAAAAATAAGTTTAAATTGTCTGTAGCAATAAAACTTGATGGGTTTGATTTGCCAAAGTTACAAACTGGAATCCCAGCACCTACTTTAATAGGCTGGGATTTCTTTTTTGTATTTAGCAATTGATAACCAGTTAATTGACTACTCTCCAAATCATATAAAGGAATTGCCTTGTAGCCTGAAATATCTCTTTTATTAAAGATAGTTTCATCAGCTACAGTTCTAAAATTTCCCTTATCTTCATTCTGAACCAATACATTTAAATCAAAATCTTGAATCGAATAACTATGTACTACATTTTTAGTGTAGTTATGCATGTGTGAGAAAATAGGCTTTTGTTTTGGGTCTATTTCCTCAAACATATCTACAGTTGTATCCCAAGAGGGTTTTATATTCATTTATTCCCCCTTATTATCATCAAAAGCTAAAGGTAGGATTTTCTCAATCATTTCTAATTTTGTTTGAATTTCGAATATAAGATTGGCAACAATTTCACCTTTCATAACCAATCTTTCACCATCTTCAAAACAGTTCCATGTTGCTATAGATATGTTCTTAGCACTGTTCACAAGGTCAACAACAACGTCCTGAGCATTTAAATGATTGGCATCTTTATGGGGTACAAAAAACTCGTTTGTGAGGCAAAGTAATGGAAAATAATCTTTATTGATTGGATTCGGTTTTCGGGTGTTATTTTGATTAGGCATCAGAATGCGCTCCTTTGATGATTAAAGAAGCTCTGCCAATTACTGCCAAGTAAGGGTGGCAAAGCTGAAAAGGGTTGGCAGACAAGCCATCAAAGAAACTTGCACACTCGAAAGTGTCCCTCTCCAGCTTCACCATAACATGCGAACGCATAGAGATATTACGCATAAAAAAAGCCCGAAGCGGACTGTATGCGCTTTGATAGTTGTAGTCTGCCAAGACTAACTTTGAGATTTTGCTCAAAGCAAGATAACTATAACTAATATTTTTCATGCTGTCACCTCATTACGAGATGCTTTTTTTGTTTCTATCCATTCATCTAGTTCTTTAGAACAAAAGAATACTGGGGCTTGCTTTGTATCTCCTAATTTGATGGGCTTTGGAAAATCTTTATCCTTGAGCATTATTTTTCGTAAACCGTCACGAGTAACACTCAATAAATCACAAACTTCATTAAACTTTTTAAGCATTTACATAACTCCATATAGTTGATGTATGGAATTATGTTTTTATTAATTTCTGTTTTGTTCTAACTAGAATTTTTTTAGTTCTAACTAGAATTATTTATAGTTGTCTCTTGCTTTTCCTAACCATCTCCCAATAGTGTCCTTTCCTAATTTCCCACCCATCCGTTCAATGGTCTCTTTGATTTCTTTGTTAGAATCTCCAAAAGGCTTCGTTAAATCAAATTTTAATAACTCTGCCATAGCACCGATTATTAAAGAAACATTATTGCTTTCCTTTGTCCCTAATTCTTTATTATGATCCTCATTATCTTGAATTGGCTCATTTAAATATGTCTCAAATATATTTTTATTAGTTAATAGTTTAGTTAATTCTTTTTTTTCAATATAAACATTATTAAAATCAATTTTTACTGGTGGGCAGGAAATATATGCTAACTCCAGAAACTCTCGATATGTTTCTGGATCAGATAAATCTGCTTTAAGTCCGTAATAACTAGTATCTTTATCTTTAATTAAATTTAATAATTTAGCCTGTAATTCCTTTTCATCTTCTAACCGATTATATAATCGAATTTGTGTGATATGTTCAGGAATTTCTGATACTAGAAACTCAACCTCATAAACCCATCGAGTAAAAAATTGATTTTCATTCATATCGAAAGATTCTAGTAATCTTTGTCCGATCCCTCCAAATGAAGCATAAATACACAAGTCATTTACTTCATATATTTTATCTTTATTTCCATACTCATTAGTCTCTCGCCAAAGTGCTTCACCTCTGTAAAAAAAACATGGTTGAATATATTTTTTAGCACATAAGAAAAACAAATCTCTAAGAGTTAATTTTTCATATTCACTTACATCTTTATTTATAAAGTTAAGTGATTCTTCCAATGTAAAATATTTTTTCACAATATTTCCTTAAATTAATAATTGATATTTAAGTGAGGTTTAGTAACCATCAAATCCAGTTCATCAGCCCACCATTGCTGCATCTCTATTCTGTCCTCAAAGTGAGCTTCTTTATCATAAATACCTTTAACGCCTTTCTTTAAATGAGCAAGGGCAGACTCTACAACTTGTCCCATAGTAGGATATTTTCTATTCCATGCAGAACTTGCAATATGTCTAAAGCCATGTGGACTTTGTTTTTCACCATATCCCATACGGCGCAAAGCCATAATAAACACTGTATCTGATCTAGGCTTATCTAAACTGGTTCTACTTGGGAAAAGTAATTCAGAATTACCACTATATTTTTTTAACTCTTTTAATAGCTCAATAGCCTGTTTAGGTAATGGGATTGCATGTTCAATCCGTGTTTTCATTCTTTCGGCTGGTCTTACCCACATTGCCTTTTTAAAATTAAATTCTTCCCATTTCGCTTCCCTCAATTCCGATGGTCTGGGAAAAAGCATCACTAACAATTGCAATCCGATCCTTACATCTGGGGTCGGATAATTATTGATAACTTGTAAAAGTCTTGGTAGCTCTTCAAGGGATACATGCTTCATATTTTTAGATTCTGCTGGGTCTAAAAATTTATTCACACCATCCAAAGGGTTGTATTGTATTTTTCCTTTCACTTTTGCAAGGTCATAAATCTCACGACATAAAGAAGCCATACGTTTGACTTGTTCATTAATTCCTAGCTCTCTTTGTATCCCTAAAAGGTGTTCAAACCAATCTTTAGGCATGATGGTTCTAAAATCAGATTTTCCAAAAGTAGGATAGATATGTTTTTCTAAAGCTCCGACATTCCTGGTCCATGTCCCCTCAGTCCATCTTTGCTTTTTAGTATCTAGCCATTCTTGGGCGATCTGCTCAAATGTAGAATTAACTTTTTCAATCTCAGCTATACGTTTTTCTTTTTGAGTTGGTATAGGTGTGCCATTAGATGAAGCATTCATTAATTCAAAGGCTAATTTTCTAGCTTTTGCACCTGATACCGTAGGGTATGAACCTAATCCACGCCAAGCCCATTTATTCTCAGGTGTTTTATACCTTAGCTGCCAAGACTTAGTACCATTTGTTTTGACACGAAAATAAAGATTATCGCCATCTAAGATACGATACTCCTTTTCATCGGGTTCTAAATTTTCCAGTGTGGTATCTGATAAACGCTTACCAGTCTTTACTTCTGATCTTTTCAT